GGCTAATAGGCTACTAATGAGGGGCGGCAGACTCAGAAAGCAAGTTGTTATTGAAGCGCTTACCGAGTCTCAAGGTGGTACAGGCGAAATAACTATTTCATGGGCTACATTTGCAACCGTTCGCGCTGAACTAATCACTCAAACAGCCAAAGAGTCTCTTTCATCCGATCAAATACTCGGTATTCAATACACGATATTCAGGATTCGGTATTTATCAGGCATCACCACTAAGATGCGTATCCTATATGACTCTCGATACTTCGATATTGAATCATCTGTAAACCTGTTTGAGAGAGATAGGGAAATAAACCTATACTGCAAGGAGGTCTTATGACCATCCAATTGCAGGGATTTAAGTCTCTCAGTAGGGCATTAAAGCAATTGCCTGACAAGGTTGCGGGTAAGGTTATTCGTTCAGCCACACTGTCGGGCGCTGGTATTATCAGAAAAGAAGCTAGAAGCCGCGTATCCGTTGATGATGGAACTCTGAAAAAGTCCATATCATCTAAATTGAAGGATAAATCAGATACCCATGTAGCTTACTCAGTAGGCCCGACTAACAAGGCTTTTTATGGCACTTTCATTGAGTTCGGCACTGAACACATTAGAGCCAAGCCATTTTTACGCCCCGCCTTCGACGAAAAGAAAGGCGAAGCAGCTAGAAAGATAGAAGAACGATTAGCGAAAGGCATCGAGAAAGCAGCGGAGAAATTAAGACGTGGCAATTGAATCTGATATATTCACGGCATTATCAGGCTATGGCGGTCTTTCCGCATTAGTGGTGTCGCGTATTTATCCGATTAAAGCACCTCAAAAGCCGACCTATCCAATGATCGTTTATAGAAGGATCAGCAATAATGAACTTAATGCTCTTGATGGTAGCGCGGGGCTTGCTAATTCCCGTTTTCAGTTTAGTGTTTATGCTAATACTTACATCTCGGCAAGTTCAGTTTCAGATCAAATTAAACTAGCAATGGCGGCATCGACAATCACCAGTTTACAGATAAGCCGGATTGATTTAGATTTCGATGATAGCTCGGAAAATTACAGTATAGCGATAGATTTTTCAGTGTGGCATAATTAAGCCACGAATCTCGCCGTGAGGCGATATGTTCCACAAATGGAGACATTATTATGTCAGGCAATGCATTAGTATCACAAGGTATGACCATCGGCATCGGTGATGGTGCTAGTCCAGAAGTTTACACCACGATTGCAGATGTTATCAGCATTTCAGGGCCGGGCGGATCTTCCGCTGTCATTGACACCACCGACCTATCATCAACAGCCAAAGAAAAACGCATGGGCTTGCCGGATGAGGGTCAAGTCACTCTCGAAATAAATTATATTCCAGCTAACGTGCAACATGCTTTGTTGCGGTCTACTCGTGCGGCTCAAACTTTGGTTAATTTCCGTATCACGTTCACTGATAGTCCTATGACTACATGGACATTTGCGGCTAACGTGCTTGGTTTCAGTATCAGCAATGCGGTGGATGCTGTGACAACTGCAAGTGTTACGCTTGAAGTTACTGGCAGCATTACAGAAGCATGAGTTTAATTGACGACATCGCCAAGGCTAATGACCTAGCAACGAAAACTATTGACGTTCCGCAATGGGGTGAAAGCATCACGCTTCGGGAAATGTCAGGTTTCCATCGTGCGGTATTCGAGCAGAAAGTGTCAAAACTGAATGATTCAAAAGACCCGAAAGATTCGGTTCGGATGATGGCTCTTATTATCGTTATGACCGCTATAGGCAAGGATGGTAAGCCTGCTTTTGTCGATAAGGACATTGATAAGCTTGCATCAAAAAACTTTAATATCTTAAATATGCTATCTAGCGAGGCATTAAGCCTTAGTGAGATGTCAGACGGAGATATTGAAGAACTAGCGGGAAACTCAAAAAGCGACCAGAAAGAAAGTTCTACTTCCGATTAGCTCTGGCGCTTAGTTGCACTGTATCGGAATTACTTGAAAGAGTAAGCAGCGCAGAGTTAAGCGAGTGGATGGCCTTTGATTCGATTGATCCTATTGGAATGGATCGAGGTGATATGCAGGCGGGGATTGTTTCGATGGTTGTGGCTAACTCATCCGGCGCAAAGAATGACGGGAGAGCGTTTACAGCAGCCGATTTCATGCCTTACGCGCATAAAGAAAAGCCTAATCCAGTGGCTAAATTTAAGGCGCAAATGGCGCACATGGTAAAGGATAAATAATGGCAACTTTATCATCATTAGTAGTCGATATACGAACTAACACAGCCAAGTTCACCCAGGGCATGAACAAGGCCCAGCGGCGCTTGCAGAAGTTCGCTAAGGGCGTCAAAAAGACTTCTCAGGCATTGGGCGGCCTATTCAAAAAGGTAGCTGTCACAGGCCTTGTGGGCGGCGGTATCTTTGCTGTTCTTATCAAGCAATCTCTTAATGCCATTGACAACATCGGGAAATTATCCAAAACCTACGGGATAGCCACTCAAGATCTGGCTGCCTTTCAATTAGCGGCTGAATTGGGCGGGTCATCTTTACAGACATTCGCCAAAGCATCCAGAAATGTATCGGTAGCCGTGTTTGATTTCCTTGTGCGCGGTACTGGTTTGGCTGTCGATGCGTTTCGTCAATTAGGCATCACACAAAAAGACCTTTTACCCATTCAGAACGACAACGCCGCTTTGATGGGCCTGATTGGCGATAAACTGAATGAAATGGAAGATGGCGCAGTCAAAACCGCGACAGCCGTTAAGTTATTGGGTGGTCGAGCCGTTGAGTTATTGCCTGCCCTTGCTGGCGGCTCAAAGCAGATGGCTGAATTCAAAAAAGAAGCAATACTATTCGGTACGGCTTTAGATTCAAGCGCAGTAAAAGGCGTAGAGGATGCTAACGACTCAATCACTCGATTAGGGCTTGTATTCAAGGGAGCAAGAGATCAAATTACTGCTGCATTAGCTCCTGCCCTTGAGTTGCTGGTTACGCGTATTAGAGAAACAATACTTGCGGCTGCAAAGAGCCAGGGCGGAATACAAAAATTCTCGCAAAACATAGCAAGAACCATAATCGACTTATTCATCAAGGCGGTGAACGGGGTTAAGGCGTTATCGTCTGCGGTTAAAGATACGCTTGCCGATCTTGGCGTTGCCACCGGAGGCGCGAGAGAATCACTTGAAAGGCGGTTTTCGCGCAACACATCTGCTATTGAATCCGCATTAAAAGAGTCAAAAAGATACGCGGAAGAAATTAGAGAAATAGAGCAAAAGATAAAGGCTGGCACGGTTGGTTTCGGAGAGGGGTTGTTTCTTGGGCTGAAAAGAAGTAACGCTGAGGCAGTAGAAAAGACAATAGATCGCTTGATTGAAAAGCAATCTGATTTAGCCAAGCAAATAGAATCTAGTGGCGGCTTTGTCGGCGCTGGTTCTGATGGTATTGTTTCTTTTCTTGAAGATTTGAGGGATGAGATAGGTAAAACAGCTACTTCAAATGATAAATTAACCACATCTCTATCTGGATCTGGAGAGGCTATCAATAATAACTCTGATGCAATCAAGAAACAGATTGAAGCATTACAATTTCAAGCGTCTACGTTAGGCAAGACAGCAGATCAAATTACGCTGATAAAATTAACCGCATTAGGGGCTACCGAGGATCAATTAAAATTAGCCAGAGCAGCACTTCAAGCCGCATCTAGTTTTAAGATGCAAGAGGAGCAAATCGCAAAGACTAAATCTATTATTGAGTCTATCGAGACACCCATTCAGAAATTCGAGCAACAAATCATTGCTTTGAACGAGGCTCGCGCAGGATTAACAAGCGAGCAATACAATCTTGCCTTGATGAAATATCAAGAGGAATTGGTAAAGGCAGGAGAAAAGACCGACGAATTAGGCGAGTTTGCCAAGAAAGCCGCGCAGAACATACAGGACAGTTTGGGCGATACGCTGCTTGATGTGCTGAATGGCAAGTTTGATAATATTGGGTCTGGGTTTGACCAGCTAATAAAGAGAATGATCGCGCAGGCGGCGGCGGCTAAGATTGGCGAGTTACTGTTTCCCGACCTGAACAAGAAAGGCGGCGGATCTGGAAACGGGTTCTTTGATGATATTATTGGCGGGTTTAGCAGTCTCATACCAGGATTTGCTAACGGCACTAACTTCGCTCCAGGTGGTCTTGCTGTTGTCGGTGAGCAAGGTCCTGAATTGGTTAATCTGCCACGAGGATCGCAAGTTATCCCTAATGGTGCAGGCGGAATGACCGTGGTTAATAACTTTACCATCCGCGGTCAAACAGATGCAAGATCTCAACAGCAAATAGCACAGGCCGCATTTAATGGCGTT